CGTATAGGTGTTCTTCATCTGGTGCGGCGAAGACTCTTTTGACTTCTTCGTAGTCGCACTCTATGAAGTCTTGGTTTAGGGCAGGTGCTGATCCGAAGATTCGGCCCATGTGCCAGAAGTTAAGTGATGTTCGGAATTCTCCGTGAACAGTACTAGGTATATATTTATACTCAGCATATCTTGGGGTGTATCCAAAGATGCCTTCGTCAAGTGAGGGTGAGTCTGAGTGGTATAGCTCCGCGTTGTAAATAGGTTGTTCGCCAATGTTTGCGAATGATGGCCAATAATAATCGAATTTATCGAATTTTGACCAATGTTTGGGTACGCCTTGTTGGTATGCGGTCATTGGCATGACTGACATGATACCCATGATGTATCCGTGTTCTTCGCATTTATAAGTGACGTAGTCTGAGGAACCGACTGACACTCCGTGTCCAGCCATGTTTCCTTGGGGGGTTTGATCACTGGGGTTAGTAGTAACCGCCTGGTTAGAGGTTTGTAACACTTCACTGATCGTGATAGGCGTTTGCGATCCTCCAAGAAATTCTGGCCTTTGAAGTCTGGCATCTTTTGACATTACGCCAAAGTGTGCCATTATGATTTCTATGTATCTGGCTCCGCCTCTTGCGTTTCTTTCGAGCCATTCTTGTAATCTAAATGCTCGTCTAAGGTCGTTAATTGATGAAGCAGTTGCGCCTGATAAATCGGTTTCTAAACTTAATGAGTTATCCCAATTAACAGGATAAGGTGTAGGTAAGTTTATTTCTGTTGAACCTGTGTTGGTTGTTTCTAATGGTGCACCTCCTGATGAGTCAAAGTATTGTACAGGAGTACCATCAGCTTTTTTAATGAAATTTTCGAAACCTGATGTATACTGAATAGGTGCGGTTCCACCTAAAGGTATTGTAGCTTCTGGGCCTCTTTGTGTGAATGGTAGGGCTGATGTAAAGTAGTCATGTTGCCATGCTCTTTTTGCTATTGGGTCTGTAATTCCTAATAGTGGGTTATCTCCGTCGATAAGTGTATCTTCTCTTTGTGTTTGTATAAGGTTTTCGTCTCTATAATAGTCGTTGTATATTTTGTTGTATGCTGCAAATGGTATTGCAGATACTGGTGTAGAAGTGTAAGTTCCGCCTGATCCTCCTGCGATTCCGTCTGATGTTGGTAAGCCTAAATAATCGGCTAATGATGATGGTGCAACAGGAACTGCTCCTCCAATTACTGTTGGAAAGGTTGGTGATGATAGTCCGTCTTCGCCTCCTGATATGAAGTCTTCCCAGTTTGACCAAAGTATTCTGTTTGGTACGAAGAAGAAGTGGCAATATACTGCCGCTTTATGCATTATTGGTGTGATAAGTGGGGCGAATCTTGTAAGATTTGTTGATTTGATTGAGAATTTGTCTCCTGGGACGCATTCTAGTAATGTGATTGGCATTAGTTCGCCAATTCTTCCTGAGAATTTTCTATCATGTGATAGGTCGAACGTGTTTGATGGTGGGCGTGGCATAGCCACTTTGCTAAATATGCTCATAGTTATCTGTTAGTTTTTGGGTTTCTAGGTATAAATTTTGTAATTCCTGATGAAAGTTCTGATATAATTTTTGATCCTATAAGGCCTCCAATTAATGCTTTTCTAAATAGTTGTGATTGTTCGTCATCGCCTGCGATGCCTAGTTGTGTGAATATTGTGAAAAAGGGGTTTCCTTTTACATAGCCTCCGGTAGCTGCTTCTGCATCTACATCTTTTAATTTAGTATTAAAGTCTGCTTGAAGTGATGATTGTTTTATTAAGTTAATAGCTTGTTGTTGTGTTTTGCCAGCTATATTGTTTTTAATTTGTTGTATTTCGTTTCTTAATTCTAAGTTTGTTTTTAAACCCGGTGTTAGACCTAAGGTTTTTTCTGTTTCCGCGTTGTTTTTTCTAGATTGAGAATCTTGTAGTCTTATTTGAGAACCTAGCATTGCTGCGTTCAACGCCGTTGGCGTTGGGTCTTTTATATTATAAGATGCGGCTTTTGATGGGGCGATTGAGCCCGCCACTCCGGTGTTTGTAGCACCGGATCCGTATATAAGCGCGGGGTTTAGGCCTGCATCTTTGAGTCTGGCCATTTGGGCTTTTGGGGTATTGTATTTGTTTTGCATGTTCCAGAATTCAACATTCTGTCTGTTTGCTAAGTTTTGGCGGCTTTTTGCGCCAATGTTTGAGGCTACTGATGAGCCTATTCCTAGTAATCCGGCTAATCCGGATAGACCTTTTGCTGCTCCTAGTATTGCTGGTCCCATTTTATACTTTTTTTAATTGAGTTGGTTTTCCCGCCGGTTCGAATAGTGGGGTAGGGGGGTTTTCCGTTTCCATTTGTGTAAGTTGTTTCGTTGTGTTTTTAATAGTATCTTGGACGCCTACGATTAGGTCGTCGAAGTTTATTAATCTGAGTTGTAGAAGGTCAAGTTGCTGGTGACATGTCACGCAGTGTTGAAGAATAATGCTACGCATTTTTTCTGTGTACTTTTTTTCTTGTTCTGTTTTGAAATCTGTTGTTTTCATAGTGTAGTGTTAAATTGTTAATTTGAACTATAATTTATATTATGTTCGTACCTCTGTTAGGTACTAATATAGTGTTTTTTTTTTTGTTTTTTTGTGTTTATTGACGTTTTTGTTTTTATTTGCCTCTTTTTTTGCGTCGTGCCTCCTTTATTTGCGAGTTTTTTTATTTTGTGTGTCAATTAGCACTAATATATCAAGTATGTAATTAGTGCTTTGCGCTCATTGCATTCGCTTTTTTGATAAAGCTAGCTTCGTCAGACTTCGTCTTGACTAAGAGCTTTCTCTTGTTTTTTTGGTTTTGCAGCTTCTGCGGCTTCGGCAGCTGCTTTTTGTTCTTGTTTGATTTGATCTGTTAAGATTTTTTCTCTATCGATTAAATCTTGTTTGAATTTTGGTATGTCGGTAAGGTCCATTGGTCGGGGTATTTCGGTGTCGAAATATTCACCTTGTCTGTCTGTTACTCCAAGAGGTATTCCTCTGGAGTGTTTGTCGAGTAGTTCTCGTATTGATAAGTTTTGGTCTGGGACTGTTAGTATTGAGTCGTCCATGATTTTTCCAGTTTCTTTGTAGTTTGAGAACTGAGTACGAAAGTGAGTTTTGATAATTGTTTGTTTTTTCATAATGTTTGTCTTTTTAATAATTGTTCTTTTTTGTCTTTTCTTATTAAGTTTTTATAAAATTCGTGTTCGTCTTTTGATGAGTTAAACATGGTGTCGAAATCGTGTTGATTTTCTTCTATCCAGGTTTTGTACATTTCTGTAAGTTCTTCTTTTTTAAAGATTTTTTGTTTGTAGTATCTAGGCATAGATATGATTTGTCCGTTTTCTCGGACGATGCAGAAAAGTTTTCTTTTCTGGTAGTAATTTTTCATTGCTGGGGTTAGATAACCCATGCCCATGCCTTTAGACATGAGTGAAAATTCTTTTAGTCTGTCGTCGTGTGTATTTATTCTTTCGAAATTTGACTTTGTCATGTATCCGACGACGTAATTAATTGTTGATTGATTGCTTGACGCTAAGTGTATATGTCCGTTTTGCCAGGTATCTGCAAGTATTTGCGGCTGGGCTATAATGTGTTTAGGTAGATTGAAAAGTACTGCATGGTAGTGGGGGCGATTAGTAGATGATCCGTATTCGCCACATGCGTAGTATTTGAGTTTGTTAGTTCCACATTTTTTCCTAAGTCGTTTAAGGAAAAGTTGGAAGTCTCTTTTGTTAAGGGTGTGAAATCCGTTTTCTGATATTGGGACGTTTTCATATGTGAGTGTTAAGAAGGCGGCACTGGATGAAGCTTTAGCTTCTTCGTTTAGTCTGAATGACCAGTGTGATGCTCGGCGTTTTTTACATGCCAAGCATTTTCCGCATGGGACATCAATCATGAGATTTTGATTGTTGATGTCTTTGTGTCTGTTTTTTACTCTAAATGGTGTATAGCATTGCATAACCTAAGGTTATAGTCTGATTCCACCTCGTGCAACTCGGTAGCTGCTGAATTTTTTAGATTTTCTCTTTTGTTTTTTAGATCCGCTTTTAAAGGATCGTTTTTTTGAGTATTTCATG